ACTCTTCATACGCTTGTCTGAGAATGTATTGGCGGCACTCTGGGTCTGTTACCCACCTCGCGACAGTAAGAAGTAAATTATTGCCAACCAAGGACTCACTTCCAGCAAAAAAGCCAAGACATCTTTTAACGAGTAGTTTTTCATCATTAGATAATTCACCGTTTTTCCATTGGTTTACGTCATCGCCCATGTTAATCTCAGAGGGGCTCCAGTTATTAGCTACCCCCTTGAGAAACAAGTCCCAAGCAAATTCATGTTTGTGCGGTAGAATCTGATTGACTCCCGCAACTTCTTCTCCAAGTAATAATCCATCCTTCATTTTATTGACAACTTTCACATGTGGGGTCTAAGATTGAGCAAGCTTTAGGAGCAGTCCCACTATCATCACTGCCACCTGAGTTGCTATCACTATTGTTACTACCATCAGTAGTCGATTTCTCAATTTTGCTCGCACTTTTATTCCTTAAATAGTACGTAGATTTTAAGCCCTTTGCTCTGGCGAACATATACAAGTCGTTGAGGTATTTTAAGCTCGTATTGTCATTGAATAGGTTAAGGGACTGTCCCATATCAATCCATTTCTGTCTAGCTGCCGCACCTTCAATTAGCTTAAATTGGTCATGGTCGAACGCAGTCTTGTATTGTTCTTTAACTTCCCTTGGAATTACTTCGTCGCTAATTTGAGACAGGTCTCCGTCCACCGCTTTAATGGCCTCTACTAGACTGGGACTCCAGATTCCAAGCTCTTTGCATTTTTTAACAAACCATTCGTTTATGATTGTGAGGTTTCCGCTCTTGTTTTCATAAACAAAAAATACTGAAAAGTCTGGCTCAATGCAAGGTGAGCAGCCTTGAATATAAGATATGGTTGCAGTTGGAGCAATTGCCATAGTGTTACTATTACGCATTCCATGTTCTTTTATGTGGCCTCTAACTTTTTTCCAATCCACTTCAGGGCAAAACTTCTTGCCGCGATGAATCATTGGCTTTTCACCTAGATATTCCATCAACCCCTTGTAGGTGTCAATTGGTATAATGTCCTGACTCCAGAGGGAGCCTTCGTAGGTTGAGTAAACGCCTTTTTCTTTTGCTAGTTTGCTCGAGTTCAGAATGCAGTGATAGGATATGAATTCGTACAGCTCGTCAGAAAACTTTACTGCATCGTCGCTAGAGAAATTAACTTCATAGGAGTTAAATACATCCGCCCAACCCATCGAGCCAGCGCCAACTGGTCTGTGTTTTAAATTGGAATTTTCGGCCTCTTTTGTCGGGTAGAAATTGAGGTCTACAACATTGTCTAACATACGCATTTGCGTAGCTATAGTTTTAGCTAGCAACTTGAAATCTACTTCACCTTTATCATTTAAGTGTTCCTTCAGGTTTACTGAGCTAAGATTACATACCGCCGTTTCTCCTACTTCTGTTTTTACGCCTTTATCAAACTGAGATGGCTTTGTGTGTAGGAAAATTTCTGTGCATAGATTTGAGCTGTGTACGACGCCTTCGTGAGAGTTTGAATAACGCATGTTAGCATTATCCTTGAATGTCATCCAAGGGTGGCCGGTTTCGAACAGAACGCGCAGCATTCTTTTCCACAAGTCCTTCGCTTTAATAACCTTGAAGTTTTTAATTTTACCTTCTTCAGCTTGTTTGCAATATTTCTTGTATCTTTTGTCGAAATCAGAACCAAAGGACTCATGCAAATCCCTCACATCTGAAGGAGAGAACAGATACCAATCTTCGTCCTCTTGAATCTTCTTCAAGAAGAGGTCGGGTAGCCAGTTGGCTGTATTTAAGTCGTGACATCTTCTGCGCTCATCTCCGGTATTCTTCTTGAGGTCGAGAAACTCTTCAATATCTAAATGCCAAGGCTCAATGTAGGCGCATCCTGCACCGGGCCGTTTACCACCTTGGTTAACAGCCACCAAGAGGTCGTTGTAGATTTTAAGCCAAGGAACCAAGCCGCTAGATGTACCGTTTGTTCCTTTTATGTAAGCTCCAGAGGAACGAAAATTAGTTACGTCAAATCCTAAACCGCCAGCATACTTAGATTTCCTAGCCTCTTGCCAAGCCCCTTCAAAGATACCGTCAATAGAGTCATCAAATGTATTCAGATAGCAGCTAGAAAGCTGGCTACGAACACTACCACTATTGAAGAGAGTGGGCGTGGAGCAACACAATTGAAACTGAGATAACGCATTGTAAAACTCGATGGCTTTTCCATTCTTGTCCTTCTCATTTATTGCAAGCCCCATAGCAACTCGCATCCAGAACGCCTGTGGGGTTTCTAGTCTTTTACCTTCGATGTGGAGTAGGTATCTATCGTAGATAATCTGTGCTCCGAGGTATTTAAATTTTAAATCTCTGTCTGGGTCTATAGCCTCGGAAAGTGCTTTTAAGTCAAAGCCAAGTAACTCCTCTCTTAATGTTCCAAACTTTATTAACTTCTTAATATTTCTTACAAAGGCGTTCTTATACTGCGCCTCGAATATATCCTTATCGTGACTTTCTCCGAAGACTTCTTTGTGAATATTTGAAATTAAAAGTCTACCTGCGACATATGCATAATTAGGCTCTTTCTCAATCTTCTGTCTAGCAGACATGATTAAGGCCTTGTCGATTTCTTGGGTAGTTATCTTATCATAAAATTGAACGTGAGCATCTAATACAATTTCACTCGCTGAAGTTTGTTCTAGTCCTTCACAAGCTATCTCTGCTCGCTGATTTATTTTATTAATATTTAGTTTTTCAAGTTTACCGTTTCGTTTTTTGATGTTGATTTGTGTGGAGCTCATTTAAAATCCTTAACTGATGTAAGTTATATTACATCGTTTTTGATTTGAAGAAAAGAAAAAAATACCTAACGAAGAATTTTTTATTACTTCGTGTTTTAGAGTGTAATGGACGAGTCCGAACCGCTAGAATCACTGGAGTGTTTCATGCCTTTGCGCCCCTTTGAGTAATTCTTTTTCCAGTTTTCTTTTACTGGGTCTTTACCTTGCTGTTTTTCTCTTTTGAGTGAAGCTTCTTTCGAGGCGTCCCACATATCTCCAACCGTGACACCCTTCATGTTCTGGGTGTTTCGCATAAAACTTTCGTAAGAGCCGTCGCACTGAGAATCTACGGCGGCATTGGGAATCGTCCACACCCTTTGCCATTCTAGACCGTTTTCATCAACATACTTGTGCTGGTCCTTGGCACGTTGGAATACCTCGATAACTTCTTCAGTTTTTGGGTTCTGAAAAAGATACGTTGGCATTATACTGGCCTCTTATCTCTAAACCATTTGGTCACTATTGCTTTATGTCCCTTGGAAACCATTTTACCTTGGTGTAGGGTATCTCTATTGACGGTGCCATCTTGATTTAAGTTGTTCCAAGCTAAAGCCATCCCTGTCTTCGGGGTAATGGTTGCGTTTCTGATGTTCATAAATTCAGTTTCACCGCCTTGCTCTGGCTCGTTTAAGAAAATCATGAACGTCCAAGTTCTTTGACCAAGCTCTTTTGCGTGTTCCTCGTACTCTGCTGTTCCGGGTTCAAAGAAGTCGGTGTGTGGCTTAAAGAATTCTCCAGCTTGATAGTATTGAAATTGACTGCCTTCCGCATGAAGCGGGTGAATGTTCATTGCATTGCAGATTTTAACGTCTAGGTCTACTGTAGTTTTTATCTCTTCTGGCGAAGGCATTGATGCCATGTCAGAGGTTTTGCTTGTCCTAAAGTCAGCTTCTCCAGATGTGATTGTCGATGGGCGCAAGTGAGGGGTACACACTTTAATTATATTTTCGCATTCTTCTTTAGAGAGAAAATTGTCAATTTTAAGCACTTGAGCCTGTGTTGTGGGAAGCCACTCTGCGTTCTCAGGTGCAATCATTGATAGTGTAGAGCCTACCCATTCTGGAGAAAATAAAAGCCCCTTATTCAACTCTTCTATTTTGCCTTTGATGTATTCTTCAACATCGAATTCAGATTGCTCTTTCTGAGCTTCTCTAGCTTTTGCTTTCGCTAGAGATTTAGCGCGTGGCTTCTTCTTTGTAGACCTTTTCGCTGTAGCGGTTTTTCTTTTAGATTTTCTCATTGTTGCAAGTCTTCTAGGATTGTGTCAAATGTATTTGAGACTGTGAACTTTTCTTGTAGCTTTAAACCCTCTTTATTAACCTTATTTTCTTTGTGTTTTTTGATAGCAGTTTCGCATCCTGCTAAAAATTCTTCCTCGTCAAATGTGAAAATTGAGCCTTGATTGTGGTCTCCACCATTTGCAAAAAATATACCATCAGCAGCGTCCGTTTTTCCGTTAGGCTTGACCATTGTTGAGTTGCTTTCATTTGCCCAAGATTTGTATCCATTGCAGTCTAGCATAACCGAGTGCTTT